CGCGCGGTATCTGTCACTGCCGCTAGGAGATATTCCAAAGGCGCAAAAATTGCGGCCACTGTTCGACAAGCCGCGCCTAGATTCGGGCACAAATTCGCGCAACGCGTAAAGCCATTTATCCAGCTTTTTTGCGAGTTTTAAAACTTCGTTTTTTGAGCGACCGCGGCAATCTAAATGTACATGTAAACCGCACGTCTTATTAACAGTATGAGTGCCTTTAATTAAGTTAGTAAACTTATTAAGACGCAGCTCTAGCTCACTACGTTTTAAAAGCAGCCTAAATTCCACGCCGTTTTCAGATAAGCTGCCGTCTTCGCCTTCGCGTGCCCAATATGGTAACTTGTCTTTTAAAAACTCGCCATAACATTCAATCTCGACGCCGATGGCGCGGTCGTACTTATATACATCGGGAGTGAGCGGTTTAGCACGGATTTTTTCCAAAAACGCGTTTTTAACACTACTTAATTCTCTAGCCATATTTTCGCGGTCGCGTCTGACCTCGCGCATCTGTATTAAATTTCTAGTAAGTTTATTTCCATGCGAATTTAATACGCTTAGTAAATTACTCTTATAATTAAAAGCGTTTTTTATAAAATAGCGCACTCTCTCATCATGTAGCCATAGTATGAGCGATTGTTCGCTTTCGAATTTATAAGGGATAGGAATGTTACAAAAACCCGAATCGGAATTAGCGAATGTAATAGTGTTTGTACTAGTATTCATTGTTGAATCATCATAGTTTAAAATATTCTGACTGAATTTTAACTCGTCATTTCCATTAGTAAGGCCTTGTAATTCGATTTGCGTATTGAAATATCCACCGCCGCGGCCTTCGCCGCGAAACCATTCGCCAAAGCCGCTTCGATTTTCGAAGTACTCAAACGAGCGAATCGCGCGCTCTCTTAACCATGAGCGGCGGCGTTTTTCTAATAGCTTTTTTATTTTTGTGGCTTTCATAGTTTAGCTGCCTTCCTAGCCGTAAAAGGCTCAGTTAAACCGGCTTTACTCATTATAGCTATTCCAGCGTCATTTAGACTTAATAATTCCCACCCCGATTTGATGAAAGAGTCGAGCGACTCTGATTTGATATCAACGTAATATATTTGCATTGTATTTATATTTTTGGCCGCAAACCATTTGCAGCCGCCTATGATTGAAAGGTAGTTATGTTGACAAGTCAAGCCGCTTGTCCCGCTTCGTCCTAGTTAGGTTGACGCGTCTATTTTCGGTATTCTCAGAGGGAAAAAGCTTATTTTTGTCCTATTGTCCTTATGTCCTTATTATATTTAATAGATAGAAAAGTATAAAAATATATAATATATATACCCTAGAAAAACTTTTTAAAAATAGAGGCCTTTAGACCTTCGGGACAAACAAGCGGCCGCCAATGGTATTACTTTACAGTAAAGCCGAATTACTCATACAGCTTTACAGTAAAGTACTAATAACTGTTAAAGCGTCATGCTGTATTAGTGTTATAGATACACTGTTTTTGTAAGTTTAAAGCGAATACAGTATTCAATTACCAACTACACGTCTGTCCGCCGTATCCGCTATAAAACTACAAAACCGCATCGCGTATTGGCTTTTTAACTACAACGCACAATAAACATTATGTTAAATATCGACATCACTACCCCACCCTATCGCCTAATAGGTCTGTAAAAAAGGATTGTTATTTTTGACGACACCCTAGTGTATGTATAATATTATCAACAATATACGTTAGTCAACGTACCCCCTCACCCCCTCAATCCCACACCCCTAGTCCCCCAAAATTTTGCGTAAAATTCAGAGGTAGTCAACCTAACTACCCTACCTCCCGCACTCCCCCTTGGCAAAAATCGCTACAATCTGTCAAGTTTGTCAACATATACCCTTGACACCCCCTACCCTACCCTACTTAATCCATGGTATGCCTAAATTGATAGAGGATGAATTTACCCATTTACCCCTTTCTAGACAAAGGAAGTACCAGTTGCGGAAGCAAAAAGTTAATTGCTGCCGTACCTGCGGTAAACCTATTGATATTTTATTTAGCCCCCAGTACTGCCCTATTCATTATGAAGCTCATAAGGTTTTTGCTAGAACCTCTAAACAGAAAAAGGCTAAGATTAAACGCGAAAAAGCTCAAAAGCGTGAGATGAGGCAGCTGGCTAAAGATTTAATTGGATGAACTCAAATAATCATTTACGCGCAGCGGCATTTATAGTCATGGTATCTATAGTTTATATTTGCTATGCCCTGTATCACCTCAAATGACCGCTAAAGAAATACAAGAAGTTAAGCTACTTAGAAGGATCCGCTCTTGGTTAATTGAACACCCGGGGGCTACTGTTACCCAAATACACAACATTTTTCATTACGATGTAACCCCACTCTACGAGATGGGACTTGCAAAATACAAGAAAGACAAAGATGGAATCACAAGATGGTACGTCAACGCCTCAAATTCTAAACCGTGGAACTGTTTCACCAGAGCAAAAAAGAGCAACGCTAAACATGGCGAGTAAAGACCTTCCACGCACGAGAGCTTTATTTGATACCGCGATTAGTCCGACAAAGTTAATAGCTATAGCCCGCGTACATTCAAGTAGGGCGGTAGAAGTGTTAGCTGAGATCATGGAAGATGATGTGCAACCACCCGCGGTTCGTATAAAAGCAGCTGAGTTGTTACTGGAAAGAGGCTATGGTAAAACGGCACAAGCAGTGCTCGTATCCACAAACGATGGTAATAACCTTGTTGGCCCTCATTCGCTATCGATTGCTGAGAAGATAGCAGCTTTAAAGGAAGCATCGCAAAAAAGTAAAGACGCTCCTATTGACTTGGAGCCGAGTGCTGCGATAGAAATTTCAAGTGAAGTAATTGAAGAAGACCCAATAGGATAAAAATGAACCCATACGCAATCTGGATACCAAGCAACACAGGCCGACATTTAAAAACATTCGCTACACTCGATGAAGCGCATTTGTTCATCATCAAGTTTGGTGGTGGACTTGAAGTAATAGCTAATACGTTTGAAAACTTCTGATGAAGAACGCTGATCAGTTCATCGGCTTTTGGGAGTATTTCCGTGATGTGTTTGTACCACTAAACAATCTGGAGCTTCCGCTTAAACCTTTACACAAAGGAGCTGCGGAGCTTTTGGAAAAAGCGGTACTTGGAGAACTAAATAAGAGTTTTATTATTGTTAACATTCCCCCGCGTGTAGGTAAAACTAAACTACTCGAGGCTTTATCGACTTGGACATTAGCATTTTTCCCCGATGCACAAATAATCTATACCTGTTATTCAAATGAACTCGCGACAACGTCAGTTAGATACATTCAACAAGTTATCGATTCTCCATGGTACAAGGAACTATTTCCAACTGCTCTTGGAAAAATCAGGCAATCTGACCATTTTACAACAACGTCTGGTGGTAAGGTCTATGGTGACGGCGTTGGTGGTTCTCTTACCGGACTGGGAGCTGGACTCAAGCGAAGAGCCGGAGGATTTATCGTCATTGATGACCCTGCTAAACCAGATGAAGCTCTTTCTCGAGTCGAAGGAGAAAAGCTCAGGTTCTGGTTCGAAAACACGCTCAAAAGCCGCCGTAACTCGTCACAGTTCACGCCGATCATAATTTGTGCGCAGAGACTGGCTACGGATGATTTGCCGGGGTTCGTAATGGAAAACTACCCGAATGATTGCGAGATTATCCGCTTTCCTGCCCTAGTTGATGGTGAAAGCCAGATCCCCGAGACAATATCGACAAAAGACTTACTTGATACGCAGAGAGTAAATCCTTTCGCGTTTGCTGCTCAATACCAGCAAGAGCCTACCATCATGGGTGGTAACTTAATTAAACTGGCTGATTTCAAATATTACGATCAAACCGATCTGCCTAAGATAGAACTTAAGATAATGACTATCGATACGGCGTTAAAGTCAAAAGAAGCAAACAATCACTCGGTTGCACAGGTCTGGGGCAGATCGCAGCACAGGGCGTTTCTTATAGATCAAATTCGTGGAAAGTGGTCGCCGAACGATATGTTGGTTGCCGTGAGACGATTATACGAGAAACACAACAGATCTGGTAGTCCGATGAGCTATGTGGCCGTGGAAGAAGCTGCAGCGGGTTATAATCTGATGATTGAACTTCGTAAGCGTGGCATACCCGCGAAAGGTATTATTCGCATAAAAGATAAAGTAAGCCGTGTTAAGATGGCTTTACCCTATCAGCAGACAGGTATGGTGTATTTACCTAGACAAGCGAGCTGGTTATCGGCTTTTGAGATAGAACTTGCTCAATTCCGCGAAGATGGCAAATCCAGTCAAGATGACCAAGTGGACTGTTTTTCTGACGGAGTAAGCCTTTTACTTGGTAAAGCTACTTCAATCTTGCAAGTTTTGGGTCAGAAGAAGAGGAAATAGCTATGGATGATGTTCTTCCCTTCAGTATTTCGGATGTGGTGTTTAGAAAGATATCCGATGAGCCGGGGATCATAATTGGTGTCATTTACCGCGGAAAACCGCCGAATCAGGTAATGCTTTACCAAGTCACATGGCAGGACAACCATACCGAGGATCATTACGCTTTTGAACTACAAAAGGAAAAACCCGGCTTTGATATGGTTAGAGCTTTGGATGACTAATCTGTATTGACATCTTACCTACAGGTCTTCAACGCCTTTAATGAGGGGCGGTGTCACGCGGACACAGGTGCACGGCGCATCGGGGAAACGGCTGGTATCCAATCCAACTCCCTCTTTATACTTTGGGAACCATTTCGGTGATTCCAAATTTAGTTTTGCCCTCGGGTAAGAAGAATTGCAGGATACCAGTAGTTTTTATGTGGTCTAGCTGTATTTGCGAGTCGGCGTAGATCTTATACCCTACTTCACGGCAAATTTTACAAAAGTAAAAATCTTCGCTATATCTGCGTCCACCTAGAGTTCCCATCCAGAAAAACTCGGTAGCGGTCTCTCCGCGGAAACCTACGTCCTCTATGGTGAAATTCTGGCATAATCCGCTCACGGCAAGTGTATTTATCACTTCTGAGTCTATGCACATAAAACCTGTGCAAAGTTCCACAACTTCCCAAAGTTCGGGAAATTCCTTAGACCAGCGTAGCCAACCGTTATAAGACCAGCTTAAAGTCTTGCCTAAGCGTGGATAAAGCCCGCCTACGATACCTACAGGGTATTGAACTACCCTAAGTATGTCATCGGCAGTAAATTTTACATCTGAGTCAATAAAAAGGAGTTTGCCACAGTCGGAGTGGCGAGTGCGCCACGCATGAATCAATAAATTGCGGGCATGGGCTACATCGCATCCCCCCATTGGTACTATGACAAACTCAAAGTCTTGCAGTCCTGACGCTATGAGGGACATAAGAGACATACTTGTCTCCCATCTGGTAGAGCCGTCCCCTATAGCCATACCGATCATTATACGCTTTTTACTTGGAGTATTTGTTTGCATGATACATTTAATGCTTGAAAGACTTATATCCATACGTCAAGAGATTTTGAATACATGACACCCGCGAGCAAAAGGGTAAACGGTTTGAATGAACTTTTAGAAGGTATCTTCGCCGGCGACCCCACAGGACAACAAACCATTTCCCTGCCATTCACCCTTGCAGAGAGTAGCTCCTACACGCCTTTAACGCTCAATCGTATCTTACTTTCTTACTCATTTATGAGTATCGGTCTAATTCAGACCGTGATTAAGCAACCAGTTGAAGACGCGTTTCGTGGTGGTATTGAGATTATTTCGGATGAACTCGATGAAAAAGAGATCGATTTAATCCAAAACATGATTAAGCGGACTCGCACCCGCAGTACTAAGTTTAAACGTCCAATTAATCCAAATGCTGCAATTCACCGCGGGGTGTCCGATATTGCAACAGCAATGAATGTTTTAGACTGGAGCCGTCTTTATGGTGGTGCAGGTCTAATTATTAACACAGATCAAGACTTTCAGACAGAATTAAACGTAGATAGTATCAATGCCGATACTCCGCTTGAATTTATCGCAGCAGACCGCTGGGAGCTAATTCTTAGCCAAACTAACATTTTCGATGAGCGTAACCCAGTTCCATTCAATTTTTATGGAATCCCACTCCACCGTTCTCGCGTAATCAAGGTTCTTGGTGTAGAAGCTCCTTCTTACATTCGTTTACGCTTACAGGGCTGGGGTATGTCTGAAATTGAGCGTTGTATTCGTGCAATCAACTCTTTCACAAAATTTGAAAATCTAATCTTTGAATTACTCGATGAAGCAAAAATCGATGTATTTAAGATTCAAGGCTTCAATGATAGCCTTTTAACCCCTGAAGGTACTAGCAACACACAAGAGCGTGTGATGTTAGCTAATCGTCTTAAGAATTACCAGAACGCTTTAGCGATGGACGCTGAAGACGATTATATGCAAAAGCAGCTTTCATGGGGTGGTTTAGCAGAAATCTGGGAACAACTACGCTTAAACTTATCATCGGCACTAAAGATTCCGATGAACAAACTATTCGGCCAATCAGCTACAGGCTTTGGCGGTGGACAAGACGCATTAGAAAATTACAACGCGATTGTAGAACAAGTCCGCAATGACGCGGAACCAGTATTAACCGAGATCATTGATCTGCGGATGAAGCAAGCTTTTGGGTATATTCCTGAGTATCAAATTAAGTGGCAGCCTCTGAAAGTTCTTGATGGTGTCCAAGAGGAACAGGTCAAGACTTCAGTGCAAAACCGAATCATCCAGCAATTCCAAGAACGTCTAATCACAGGTCTCGAAGCTTCAAAGATGCTTAAAGCCGAAGATTTATTACCAATGGATACGGAAGTATCTCAAGGTATTCGTGACGTTGAGCCTATGGCAATGGTTGAAATGACGGCGGCTAAATCTCAAGAAAATAAAAAGCCTGAAAAAAGTGATAAGTGAAACGAACTCTAGCCCCGATCGTTCACAAAGATCAATATACTGATCTTATTGAAGCCGACCTTTTGGAATATCTAAAAGAAGTCGTCTTTGATCCTATATTTGAAGAAGCTAGAGAAGAAGATCTTCCTATCAGAGAAAATGATACGGAAGTATTAAGGCTAGCTTTAGAAAGTGGTCAAATTTGGTATGCCGATGGCGTATTTACTGGCAACTTTAATGCAGCCATTTCTAGGGAACTTCGTAAGCTAGGAGCTGTAAAAGTTGGTAATGGCTTTCAATTAGCCCAGCAGGACATACCGCTTAACTTAAGACAGGCTATTATGGCCTCTAAAGCTAAGTCCGAAAAGCTACACAAGGCACTTATTGTGCTTTTAGAGGTTATGGCGGTTAATTTGTTATTAGCACCAACTGGTATCAATTTCTCAAATACGGTTGACAGAATTGGAACAGACCTTCAAAAGCAGTTTTTAGACACAGTAACCGACATTAAGGGTATTACGGTATCTTCTGAAGTTCCTGCGGGGATTTTAAAGACCATGCGTGAACGCCTTGTAGAGGGAACTGATTTCGAAATCAAAAATTTTACCTCTGAATTAACTCAAGAACTTCGTGCTAAAGTTCAACAAAATCTTTTCGCTGGTGGCAGAGCTGATAGGCTTCAAAAAATCCTTGAAGCAGAATACGGTATTGCCAAACGTAGAGCAAGATTCATTGCTGAAAACGAAACCAGTCTTGCAGTCAGTCTGTTCAGACAAGAAAGATATAAAGAAATCGGCAGCACGCAGTACATCTGGGGCACGTCCCATGACGCGAAAGTCCGCAAAGACCACGAAACGCTCGATCAAAGAGCCTTCAGCTGGTCAAGCCCTCCCATCGTTGATACAGCCACAGGTCGCAGGGCGAATCCGGGCGAAGACTACAACTGTCGCTGCGTTGCAATCCCGATAATAAATTACAATGACTGACGTATTAGAAGCATCAACAACACAATCATTCCTTCGCACTGCTGAAGGAGATAGCTTATTGCGTTTCAATTTTACCACCGCGTCTAAATTCCGTTCACGTTTTATTGAACCCGGGATTATCTCCTATGCAGATATGCAGAACGGTGGTATTGAACTTCTCAGAAAAGAGACCATAGACAAGTGCCTACAAACTGCTGTAGGAAATCCACTCACTATTGGTCATGTAGATATTAGCCAAGTCGATCGCACCGAAGTAGAGAATGGTATTGTTGAAACAGTATCTTACGATCCTAAAGACGGCTGGTATTATTGCGAAGGAACGGTTGATACCGATTCTGCTAAATCAAAAATGCGTGCAGGACTTCGCCCATCATGCGCGTATGAAGTAACCTCTTTCGGCCCCGGCGGCGTGTATCACGGTATTCGATACGAGCGTGAAATCACAGGGCTAAAATTTCAGCACCTAGCCATCGTGGAAAAACCCCGGTATGAAGGCGCTGTATTTCGTTTAAACTCGTTCGTTTCAAAATCAACTAACAATATGTTAAAGATATTCCAAAAAGCTCTTGAACGCCTTAATGGTGCTCAGGACACAAAGTCAGAAAAAGTAACAGAAATTCCGGGTGAGACATTAGTCGAAGTCGATGGCAAGTCGGTTCGTATGAATGATCTTATGTCCGTGTGGAAAACACAAAAAGGCCAAGTTTTCGAAGCATCAGCAGATGATGAAGTAGAAATCGATGGAAAACGTATCCGTATGCACGAGCTTGTAAATTGTTACCGCTCGTATGCAGCATCCTGTGCTTCTGGTTCAGATCATGCTCATGCAGGTCATATGAAGCACGAAGCTGGTCATCCTTCATCTGGTGGCGAAATGAAGCACGAAGCTAATGTTGATACACATATGATACATGAAGCTGCAATGTCTGGTATGCATAAAAGCGATTCATCGATGCATAAAAACGATGAACCCAACATGGAAGCTATTCACAAAACAGACAAAGGTGAACCTGATCCAGCAGATCAAGAAGAGCACAAACGTGAAAAAATGGTTGAATCAATCAACCGCGATAATTCCGCTGCTCCAGCAGTCGCTGCTGTAATTCCAGTTGCATTACCTGCAGCTCCTGCAGCTAAATCCGAAGAATATTTCCTCAAACTAAGCAACGCTCGTGAGAACGCTGCTATATCAATTGTTTCTCCGTCAACGAAGAACGCTGGTAGTCTCTTGGATCGTGTCGTATCTGGCCAAAGCCGCTACGGTTCCTCCCCTGCGATTCCTAGCAAATAATCAACCTAATATAATATCATGGCTCAGTACACGCAAAATCAAAATCAGTTCGCCCAAACCCTTATGTTGGGTCAGGTGAGCGAAATCCCAAACCCAGATGTGGTTTCGGCTTTATTCAATCCAAGCTCTTCAGCAGTTCTTCAGAATGGTTCCGCTGTAAAGCTTATTACCGGCACATCTCCCGGTATCTTAATCGATGCAGTTTCTGGCCCAACAGATGGCCCAGTATTCGGCGTAGTTACTTACAACCTACGAAAGAACATTTACTCCGCTGGTGACACAATCGAAGTCGCAGCAGGTGGTAGTTATGTAGTTCTTGAATCATCCGCAGCAATCGCTCGTGGTGCTAAAGTTGTATCAACTGCAGCTACTGCAGGTAACGATCCAACCGTTGCTACAGTTTCTTCAGCTTCTACTCAGTACATCACTGGTACAGCTATTGACACTGCTACAGCTTCGGGACAACTACTCCGTGTTAAAATCCAACCTTCCTTTAACGGAACAGTATAATAATTAACTAAAGGAAGTTTAACTATGAAATCAGTATTTTTCCAAACAACCGGTTATGATGCACAGGGTAAGGCTATCAAAGAGCCAGTATTCTTAAAGCACACAAATAACCGCTCAATCTTCAAAAATGGTCTTCGTGAAAACGGTGTGGATCTACGCTTAAACGCTGCAGGCGATACCGCTGAAAGCGCAACAGGCTATCAGATCGTAACCGACACTCTGACCTACATCAAAAAGCAAATTTCCGAACAGAAGTTTTATGAAGTACCAATAGCGGACTTCATTCCAACAGCTGTAGGCGATGGTGCATTTGCTGCTAACTTACTAACAAATCGTACATACCAAGTTGCTGATGACTTCGAAACAGGTAACATCCGCACTGGTGCAAGCAACAGCCGTCTTGCTCAAGTAGACGTAGCTATCGACTCAAAGACTCTCAAGGTTGTAAATTGGGCGAAAGCAATTGACTACACGATTTTTGATATCGAACAAGCTCTCGTTGCTAACAACTGGGATCCAATCGAGCAAAAACATCGTGCACGCAAACGTAACTGGGATTTAGGTCTTCAAAAGATCGCTTTCTTAGGTTCCGCAGTTGATACAGGTGTTGCTGGTTTATTGAACAACACAACTGTTAATGTAAATACTAGCGTAATTACAGCTAACATCAGTACACTAACTCCTGCTAACTTTGCTACATTTGTTGCTACGCTCTTAACAACCTATTTCAGCAATACGAATTCAACGGCTCTGCCAACACACTTCGTAATGCCATATAGTGATTATCTTGGATTGATGACACCAGTAAGTCCTACTTACCCAAACATCCCAATGATCAATTATCTTGAGCAAGCTTTCAAAGCTCTTTGTGGCCCTAACTTCAAGATCCTCCCATTAGCTTATTGCGATGCTACGAATAACACCGCAGCAGGTATCAACAAGCAAGTTTATGCTCTATACCGCTATGACCCAGAGTCAGTTCGTATGGACATCCCAGTAGACTTCACAACAACTCAACCTAACTCAATCAACAACTTCAGCTTTGAAGACGTTGCTTATGGTCAGTACACAGGTGTTGGTTTCTACCGCGCTCTCGAAACATTACTATTCACACATAGCTAATAACTAACATGGCTACATCCCCATTGCCCATTCGTACAGTCGCACCAGCAGATAGTGAGCTGGTGCGGCTTTACAATCAAACAGACCGCGCTTTTACACATGGACTTACTTTAGCCGATGAAAGGCATACAGTAATCCAGTATAAACTCGCAGCTCATTCTTTTGGTAAAGTTGCTCCTGAAGTAGCTTCAATGTGGCTCGAATGGTTTCCGAACCAAGTCGTAACCGCAGAAGAAGCAGTTACTGCAGTTCAGGGAGCGCGTAAAGAAGCAGATGTTGCCAAAGAACAATTAGCCGAAGCTCAGAAAAAGATAGAAGAACTACAAGCTAAACTCCCGAAAGAGAGTCCAGCACCAAAGTCTCGTAAAAAAGACATAGCATAACATGGCATACACCGTTCCAGCAGTCGCTGATTTTAAAGCCCAATTCGTTAGGGATTTCCCTTACGCATTGCCCGGCTATGGCGGCTCTGGAACGGCTGTTGTCAGTTCTGGCGTTATCACATCAGTTGCTGTTACAACCGCGGGTTCATCCTATTTAGTACCGCCAACAGTAACAATCACCGATCCTACAGGATCTGGTGCAACGGTCACTTGTACCTTGGGTGCAGGTGGATCGATTACAAATTTCTCAGTTTCTTCAGGTGGCTCTAATTATACTGCCCCTGTCGTAGTATTATCGGGTGGTGGTGGCGATGCCAGCAACCCCGGAAAAGTCCAAGATGCAGACATCAATACTGGACTTGCATTAGCTTATGTTAATTGCAATCCTGCGTTTTTTCAGACGCAGCAACTTTATACTTTAGGCTTTCTGTATTTAGCCGCTCATTACATGGTAGTAAACTTGCGTAATTCTATGCAAGGAATAGCAAGTAAATACAACTGGCTTACATCTAACCGCTCTGTTGGTAGCATTACTGAAGGGTATGAAATCCCAGAGCGTGTTCGTAAGTCCCCTATTCTTTCTCAACTTAGTACCACTACTTATGGTGCTCAATATCTCACGATGACCATCCCACAGCTCATCGGCAATTACGCTACTTTCTATCGTCAAACACTGCCGTGAGACCTCCAATAAAACGTGGTTCAATTTCTTTAAAAGCTGGAGACGTTTCTTTGGATCTTTCTGGTTTAAAGATGCTACAAGCTAACCTTGATAAACAAGGTAAGATGCACTCGGAAGTGGGTATTTTCAGAAGTAAAGCTTCAAGACAAAATACTCAAGGTCACAATTTAAGTAATGCTGAAATTGGAGCAGTTCACGAATTTGGTAGCCAATCAAGAAATGTACCTCGTAGGTCTTTCTTATGGGTTCCATTAATTACTCAACTTCGCAAGCGTTTAGCTAAAATTGGAGATGATGTATTTAAAGCTTTATCAGAAGATAAGAGCCTAAAACCTGCTTATCAAAAGCTCGGTTTAGAAGCTGAAGCAGTAGTAGATGGTGGTTTTGCTTCCAATGGTTATGGTAGGTGGCAGGGTTGGACAGGTATGGATAAAAAGTCCACACGCTATGGTACTCGGATTACTAATGCAGCTCGTAGGGCTGTAGGAGCAGAAGGTCTTATTGGCCCAATCCGTATGTCTATTTTAGTTAGAACTGCACAACTTCGTAGATCTATAAGCTCAAGGGTATCTAACAAATGATCGCAATCACTAACGCAGCCTCAGTTGAAGATTTTCGCACTACTGCGGTAGATTTTCCGCGTATGGATGGAGCGCTGGGCGGTTGGATGCAGTCAATAGTTTTAGGTCTAATTACTACCTTTATAGACCCTCTAACTGGTAAAGTTCAAGAAAACACTCGGTCAATCACTACCGCAGGTATTTTACAGCCTTTTAATGATGAAGATCTAAAGATCTTACCAGAAGGTGATCGTTCATGGGTTTGGTATAAACTCCATGCTTTACCTACCTTAATTCTTAATACTAATGATAAAGTCAAATTACCCGATGGCAATAGCTACCGAGTAATGTCTAAACGCGATTATAGTCTGTATGGCTATGTTGAATACAACCTACAAGGAGATTATGTCACAGCCTGATACAATTTCCTTATTAGTTCAGCTTATTAGCCAGTCTTTGAACCTAGAAGAAGGTAGGGTTCGTAGGTACAATCAAAGGGCTAAACTACCCCAAATCGACAATTTATATATCGATATAGCCTATTTAACGGCTCATATCTTTGGTAATAATGCTCATGCGGAGACCGATCCTGTAACTGGTAATTATAACTGGGTACAGGTTCTTAACCGTAAAGAGACTTATGCCATTAACCTATTCTCTGTTAATTCTGATGCATATGACTATTTAAATCAGGTACTTTTTTGTTTTAAGTCCGATTTAGCTAATCAATTTATGGATCAGTATAATTTTCAGATTGCCCCCATAACATCCGATCCGCAAGATTTGAGCGCGGTTGAAGGGCCAGCGGAGCTGACTCGTATTCA